TCACATTAGTAATTTGTTTAAATTGATATTCAGGTAAAAAATTATCAATTATTTTCATAGCCAATTTGGTATCAACCAAACTTAGAATCAGGTTCTAATGCTATAAAGTATTTTAAATCATAATCCTGACATGTAAACCTTGATAGAAGTTTCTGAGAAACAACTACATCATAGGTACCAGGTAGAATCTTAATATTCTCAACTTTAAAATTAAATGAGAATTCCTTATCAGTTTCTCCAACTATAATGCCAGTCTTATTGGAAGTGTCGTTTTTCTTATCACGAACAACAAGTTTAACAACACCATTTCCACCAACAGCAGAAAGGTCTGAAAGTTGATTAATAGCAGATGCTTTTAGAAGTCTAATAAGAGTTTCATTATCTAAAGTAAAAGAAACATCTTCACTAGGAAGTGTTAGAGACTTATCAGGTGGTGCAACAATTACACTAGGATCTGCAAAGAAATACTTTGTTTCAAAATGTTTACCATCACGAATACTGACATAAGAATCATTCTTAAAATCAAGTTCTGGATTGCCACACAATGATACATTATTCAAAAACTGAACAAGATCATATATTGCAAAATCTTTTGGAATTTCTTCCTCTATAGTAGCTTCGGCAAGAATATTCTTCATCACAGACATAGTGCGAAGAGTATCACCTTTCTTAAAAAGAATTGACTGATTGATAGAAGAAAAATTCTTCAGAAGATTAAAAGTTTTTTCAGATAAATTCATGGTATGGGGTCGAAGTTTCATGATTAAGGCATGTTGTGATCAATGTTTCCACTGGTCATTTTTGGTTTACCGTAGTGTTCATCAAAATGTAGTAGTAGCATAGCATAATGTATCACTTTTAGCAAGTCTTTTTTATTTCTTCCATCTTTACTTCCGTACCTACTACCATACTTAAGTATATTTGCTTGACAAAATGTAGATGCAAGATCTCTAGATGCCATCAAGTCTAATGTCTGAACATTACGGTACTCATGTTTAGTTCCCGTGTAGTGTCCATTATAAGTTCCTGATACATACTCTTAATATCTTCAAGAATTTGATCCTCGTGATACTTGTTTCTGCTGTCTGTCATAATGTCCTGTGGTCGAATTGGATCCTCGATATTTAGCGTCAATGATTCTACACCGTCCATACTTGCAAATAAATCCTCATCAGCAGGGCCACTAACATGATGTGCTATTTGATCATCATTATCAGAAAGTGTTGTAAACTCTGATGGGGAATCATCTTCGGGTACATATAATTCTCTTTTAAGAGGATCGGTTCCACGCTCATACCTATAAATGGTCTTACCATTATCAGGTGACTCATAAATCCAAGGTGTTTTTCCTGTTACTGATTCTGCCATAAGATGATCAAATGCGTCTGTGAATGGATTTTCTCTATCAGGATCATTACGAGTATAATCGTACCATGAAGGATCATGGTCAATATCTAGACCTTCAATATTGCCAAGATCAGCAGTATTACCTGATCCAACATAAGAATCTGATTCTACCCATAATCCAGTAAGTGGATCTTTTTCTTTAGCCATATTCAAATAGGAAATCGTTTACTAGACTCTCTGCTTTTTCTTTTCCAAACTTACCTTTAAGGTATCCACTTACTGGATCAAGTCTGGTCATGTAAGCATCGAAGTCTTTGTATACACTGGTATCGACTCCAGTGGGTTTCTCATATTCTACCATATTTTTGTACTTAGTCAAGTATTCCTTAAATGTAGATAGATAAGCATTTACTTCTTCCATCTTACAATACCTAACAAAGATATTATCAGAGAAATGATTACCTTTCTCAAAGAAACGATAGTCCTCTGTTGCTACTGGCAATCCATCTACACGATATGGATAGTTCTCTTTAGGATGTTGAAAATCAAAAACAACAATGACCCTCTTCTCACTGAAGGCCATTAAATCCATACCAAAACAAGGAAGGTTACTCCCTGTCTTTGGATATGCTATACAGTTAAAGATGTCAGCACCCTTTCCATCTGTGATTTCCACCTGCCTTGATTTAAGAAAGTGTGGATGTGAATGTGTGATCGCATTGAGATGGGTTCCTTTACCTTCCCAACTGGCCCACAGACCTTCTATCTTCATAGGTAGAATTGATCTGTAGGCACTTATATAATCTTGCCAAATGGTCATGCATTCTCCTCATATGCTTTATCTTCAGCAACTGCAAAATCAAAATCAGCATCTACCTTATCATACAACTCAAGGAATGATTGCTTAGTCTCATCATCAAATCTGTTTACACAAACTTGAATTGCCTTTGCTTTATTCTTAAAGATGCTGTATGCACGAACGATGTGAACCAATCTACGAGTACTGATGATCTCTTCGATACCACCATCATAGAATGTTTTACGAATAATGTCACCCCAATCAACTAAACGCTTCATGAAGTCAGTATCAGTTACACCAAGATTAGAAGCAACTCCACCAAGGATTCTTTGCTCTATTTTTGGAGATGGATAATCCTGCTCAAAGGTTACTGGGAATCTCTCAAGGAAGGCTTCATTGAGCACGTTAGTTCCAATAAATCTTCCGTCGTCTGAACCCTTACCTTTAGTATTTGCGGTTGCGATGACGTTGAATCCGTTTGCTGGTCTGACGAACTTTCCGATTTTTTTAAGGAAAACTCCGTTACCCTCAAGGATGGATTGGAGGCATAAGATTTTGTTCGAGGCAAGGTCGATTTCGTCAAGGAGCAAGATAGCTCCTCTGTTGAGAGCTTGAATAACTGGGCCGTCATGCCAGACTGTGGCACCATCAACAAGACGGAAACCGCCAATAAGATCATCTTCATCTGTTTCAATAGTAATGTTTACACGAATAAGTTCTCTACCTAGTTGAGCACATGCTTGCTCAACTGAAAATGTTTTACCATTACCTGAGAGTCCTGTAATGAATGTAGGATAAAACTGCTTGGATTTTATAATGTTCTTTAGATCATTAAAAGGTCCAAACTTAACAAAGGTATTGTCCTGTTCTGGTACAAGGTTTTGAGTAACAGCGTCTTGAACAGCAGGAGCAGCAAATGCTTTCTCTATCTTTTCAACTTCCTGAACGGTAACTTCAAGATTCCACTTACCCTTTGATACATTATATTTTTTTAGTTTCTTAGTAACTGTTTGATATGAGATATCATTAACAGCACAGAATCCACGAATATCAGCAGCAGTGAATTCAGTTCCATATGATCCTCTCAATCCATCAACAATTTGGTCTTCGGTCATCTTTACTTCAAATGCCATGATGTAGTGCTTTATTTAGATGAACTTATTATAAGACTAAAAAAGGGGTCTTACGACCCCTAGTATGCCAGTTTGTTAACTGTCCTAATCTTGCTGTTGTTCTATAACTTCTTTTAATTGTCTAACCAGTTTTGGTTGAGATAATCTTCTATCTAACTCAACACCAAGAGATCTACCAATCTCTTCTAATCTAATCTTTGACATCCACTGAAGATCATCCAGAGAAAATGCTTCTGCTTCTGCTGAAGGTGCAACAGCAACTGGCATTTCATCTAAAGGATTCTCATATCCAGGTGGAGTAGTAGGAGGTGCTTCTGTAGATACTACTGGTTCTGGGGGTGTAGGTGCAACAGGAGGTGCAACAGGAGGAGCAGTTGTTTCTGCAACGGTCTCATGTGTTGTTGTTCCTAAATGTGCGAAATCAGAAAACTTACTCATTTTTTCCAGACTCAATTCTTTTAGTTATTTATTATTTTCAGAAGACTCATTAAGAACTTGTTGAATACCTTCATCAAATCCTTCTCTAAACTCAGGTTCAGACATTACAACAATTGCCTCATTTATATCCTGAACATAACCTTCAGAAATTAAAAAATCAACTGTATCATCAAATAAATCTTCAGTAGGATCATATTCATTTCTAAGAAGAGGTCTTCCCTTATTTTTAATTGCAGCTAATCTTGCATTTCTCCTCTCCATAGGTGAAGGTCTATTTGCTTGGAAATTAGCATTTTTTTGAGCGGCTTGTTGTCTCTGAGCAAGTGGAATACCTGCTTTTGCTGCTGGACTATTATTAGATAATGCAGGTCTAGCAGTTGCAGCTGGGTTTGCTTGTGGTGCTGCTTGTGCTTGAGGTGCAGGTTTTGCTTGTGGAACAGGTTTTTGTTGTGTTTGTTGTGCTCTTCTTTGAGGACCACTTAATCTTCCTTGTATTGGTCCTTTATTTTGTAATGCACCAGCAACAGCTTGAGCACCTTGCTTGATACCACTAGCAGCAGATTGAACACCTTGCTTAACATTACCAGCAACGTTTCGAGCACCAGCAGCAACTCTACCAGCAAGATTTCCTAATCCTCTAAGTCCACCTCTAATAGATTTACCTAACTGAATACCACCAGTTTTTACCTCTCTTTGTCTGTTACCTTGTCCACCAACAGTTTTTACAGGTTGCTGTGTACCCTGTGTACCCTGTGTACCAGTTTGCTGTTGTTGTGGTTTTTGAGTTCCAGCATTAGCACGTTGAGCAGCATTAGGACCACCAGTATAAGGTGCAGGTGATCCATCACTACCACCTCTACCGAATAGTTTGTTTACTGGAGTACCACCTTGCTGCGTATTTCCTCCTTTATCTGAGGTAGGCTTATCTAGTGGCTTGTTACCAAACTTACTATTCTTTATAGTTGGTGTATTTGCTATCAAATCATCTGTCTGGGCATCAAGATCTTTTCCTTTCTGAATATTAATACCACCACCAGAATCCTTAGTGACAGTTCTTTCTACACCACCTTTACTTGTTACAGTATTATTATTGTTGTTATTATTTACTTTTTGTGGAGTTCCAGAAGAATTGTTGCTACTAACAGTTACCTTACCCTGATTCATAAAGGGTTTTGCCGTATCTCTTAAGGCTTGTATTTTCTGCTGTCGGATTCTCCTAGACTCTGATTCTTGAATATCTTCAGTAGGTGTTTGTATAACAGGTTCCTCTATAGCAACCTCTTCTTCTTTTGGTGCATGAACTTTGGCATATGCAGCCATCAAACCTTCAGCTTCCTTCCCAGTGATTCTAGGCATTATCTTTTATAGTTACTATATCAACTATATTTATCATGCTACTAACTCAATAAACTCGCTAAGAATTTTTTTATTCATCTTTTTACCTTTGAGACTCTTAATGAAATCTCTTTTGATTTGTGCTTTTGTTGCATCATGATTAGGATCAAACTCAGCATCGGTGTTCAACATTTTAGATGATAATCCAAAATAACGATGATAACCACTACCTTTAAGACTGAATGCCTTTTCTTTTCTCCACTCCTTCATAATCTTCTCATAGAGTTCACAATACCCAGTATATCTACGAACAAACTGACCAGCATCCCTACTTTCAAGAATACGAATACCAATAAAGTTAATATCTTGGAACTTATCTCTTAGATTTTGTAAAAGAATATCAGTCATATCAGAATACTGAACCATAGCACTAAAGGAATATGTTTTACCGATAGATCTATCTCTTAAGAAAGTATTGTTTCCAAAGTATGAGGTTCCTAGATATGGCTCATCTTCCCACTGTCTTTGAACTTCTTTATGAAATCTAAGAGGTTGTGCTTCACCATCAGTAAGAATTACACATTGAACTTTCTGCAACTTATTCTCAGTCTTAAATTTTGGTAAGATCTGATGTAGAGCAACTAAAGTTTCATTCAAAGGTGTTCCAGAAAGATTCAATCCAAGTGGAGTTCTGAACATATAACGATATCCGTATGCATTATTACAAGCGTGATAACCGTGTCCCATTATAGATCCAGTAACCCTCCAGATATTCTTAAGTTGATCATCTAAAGTTTTTGCATTTACTTTACTAGAGAAGAAGTTCATCAAAGAGAACCAATCAGGAACCTGTGCAAGATTATTCTTTTCTGTATATGGTGTAATTCTTGCCATCTCACCACGACTTTCATCCCATCTAACTAGAGGATATTCCTGAGTAAAAGCATAAACCTCAAAAGGAATATTCACTTTTCTGCAGAACCAGATTAGATTATAGAGTTGCTTAACAGTATCCTTCAAAACAGTATGCATAGATCCAGACCAATCAAGGATAAAAACTAATCCATGATTCTTACCATCTGCAAGTGTAGTTACTTTTTTGAATAGATCTTCATTATGCTTATAAGTATGAAGTTTAGAGCAATCTAAAACACCAGTTCTAGCAGTAGTGGCACGAGCATAGCTATCTGCTGCCTTCTTACACTCAAACTCTTTTACAAGATAATTGACTTCTTTCTGTGCTTCTCTTTTGAACTGAACATACTCAGCATCAATATCCTCAAAAATATTTTTATCTTCATCAAACTGCTTATTATATGATTCAGATTCTATCCAAGAATCATTACAAACTTTATGAATAACATCATTAGGAACAACAACATCTTCTAAGTTTAATTTTGGTAACTCAACATACCTGTTCTCTACACCATCAAGGTTGATCAAATCCTTAAGTTTCTCTGCTAATGCTTCAGCAGTTTCTACTGTTGGTTCATCACTACCTTCTTGCCCACCCATATCCATATCTTCAAAGTCTTCCAATACTGGATCATATTGTGAAGATCCTTGAGTGGAAGATTCTGGTGTTTGAAACTCTTCTTCTTCAGTTTCTTCACCTTGATCATTTGCTTCTATTTCTTCAACACCATCCTCTGTTGGTTCCACTTCAGCAACTTGTTCTGAAGATTCATCATCGTCAGAGTTAACTTCGTCCTTACAATACTCATATAGAGTTTGTGACGCATCCAGTACTTGTTCAAATGTTTCACAACTTTCTACTAACGATAGAATCTTCTTCTCAGCATCTGAAAAAGATACATCAACGAAGCTCCCAATTTTATTGTATATATTAATCCTATCAGCAAGATTAAGGTCAGAAATATCTTTATCAGCAAGGTCAAAGAAATCATTATCACTTAGTTCGTGGTATCCATTATAGAAGGTTTTTGCAATTCCTGCATACTTTCTTCTCATCAACTTCTCAATTCTTACATCCTCAACCACATTTACAAATACATGAGGGATGTTATGGGTTTCTCTCCAATCAACATCAGGGGTGAAAAGAGCGTGTCCTACTTCGTGGGCAACTAAAGAATCATATACATTATTACTTGCATTCTCCCACCTTGGAAGGGTTAATACACGAGTATGAACATTGAACTCAGCAGTTTCTACTTTTTTGTTCTCTACAATAAGGTCTTCTGTAGCAAGGAGTTTTGCTAATTGTGATTTGATTTCGTGCTTAACCAACATAGGTCTTTTTTTCTGATGTACCTATTATACGAGAAAACCGCCTCTTGTGGGCGGTCTGTAGACGGTTTATCAACTGTCTGCGTCTTTCTCTTGCAGCACGTAGTGCCTGTGGTTTAAGTTTTCGTTTGGCATCCTTCTTAGAGTGATGCTGCCAGTTTGGAATAGTCATCATCTCATAATAGCACATAATATTTATTATGCAATCATTCTAGAAAAACCCTTCACCTTTTCAAATCTAATAACACTTTCAAACTTATCCTGCAGTTCTGCTTTATGAGATATAACAAATACATTCGCATCCTTGATCACAAAACGAATAATCTTAAGGAACTCATCTGTCCCAAATCCATCAAGAGAACTGTCAAATACCTCATCCATAATTAATAGATTAGTATTTACTGAATTTTTAGCTCTAGCAACTTCTCTCCAAGTAAACAAAAGTGCTAGGTCAATTCTCATCTTCTCTCCTTCAGAGAAGGAAGCATAAGAAAATCTTTCATGAATTGGAGATTGAATAGATTCATTAAACTCCTCATCAAGATTAAAATTAATATAAAAATCCATCATCTGCAGATAACGATTCACCTGCTGATTAATAAGCGGAAGATATTTCTTAATAAAAAGATAGGAGTTTTAGGTTTAAGTAGAACTGGATTAAGTTCTGTTAAATTTCTAAAAAAAAAAGGATTTAATATCTATGGTTGGGATGACAATAATGAAAAATTCATAAACTCAAAAAAAAAATTTAATATACATAATCTAAATAACAATAATCTAAAAAAACAATCCTTCTTAATTGTTTCTCCTGGGATTCATTCAAGTGGTAAAAAAAGACATCCTTTTTTAAAATAAGCAGATAAAGCTAA